AAGACCAATACACAGGGTTAACTGTTTCGTCCCACTTGCTACAACCATTGGTGATTGCATCAAAGTATTCACAGTTGGCACAGTTCTCACCGGCAGGCACACCAGGTGTGGTGGCCGGCACATAGGCACTGGGCAGGCCATCCTCATTGGTCAAGTATTTGGCAGGATTGTCAATGCCCAAATACTCCAACAACTTGTAGTCGATCACTTTGTAAACGCCCACATCTGTGGCAGTTTCTCGGGCCATTTTGAGTTGTGCAATTTCATTTTCAGTATCGCGGATGTTGAATGATCCAGGATACTCAATGTGTCCGTTCCAGGTGGTGCCTTGATACGTAGCAAAGATTTGCCACAACTGTTCTTCTGCCAGTTCCAGGTTGTCGGCCTTTTCAGCCAGACGTGCATTCAACAATTCAAATTCTGTTTGCAGTGCAATGCCACTCATGACTCTGGCTTCAGTGCCGCGTATGGCTCCGGTGTTGGCCATCTTGTCTATGACTTCTACCAGGTTGCGTTTGACTTCCAGCATGGCAGTGACTTCTGCACCTGACGCATCCAGGATGTAGGGTTTGAGTCCTGGGTCAAGATTGTCAGGCATGGCAATGATTGATCCTGCGCCAATGCCGGCTGCTGTTTCATTGGTCTTCACAAGACTGGGGTGACCATCAATTCTAATGCTTTGTTCTATTTCACTGTTGATGTTGTAGATCATTCGCTGTGTGTCAGCAATGTCCACAATGTCACTGGTGCCAATGCCACGTATGGGTGTGCGTTGATTGTAGGCACACACAGCAGGAATAAAGCCCAGGCCATTTGATTCTGTATTTGAATAGTTGATGGTGCGCTTGTCAATGTCTGTAACAGTTGTAACCACACGGTCAGGATACCATTCTTTAATGGTTCGCAGACTGTCATTCATTTCTTCAATGTATTTGAGATAGATCAATTCATAGCGACCATTGCGCTGACGTTCGTATGACCAGTCCAGCACGTTCAGGGGTGATGCCATGCTGAGATAAGGTCTCACACCTGCAGCAATTTCTTCTGCACGAGTCTGTGCACCAATGTTGGGTTTGGCCATCACAATCCAGCAGTGTCCAAACACACTGGCCCAGGTGGCAACTTCTTTCATGAAGTTGTTTAGACTGCGGCCATCAAAGTCACAGTCTTCCAAGAAGTCCAGCACTTCTACTGAATTCTCTAGACTTCCAAAGTCTCTGTCGGGTTCATGACGGAACAAGAAACTGTTGTAGACTGAGATCACACTGTTGCAATGATTGTCTAGGCTGGTGGCCTGCAGTCGTTGATTGTAGTCCAGTTGTGTTTCCAATTGATACTGTGTGAGGTTGGCACCTTGCCGATAGTCATCACCGCCCAGGTAACTTTCTAGTAGATACTTCCAACGTGCTTGATAGTTTGTGTAGAGTTCCTTCTCGCTCATTACCGCGGCAAGTTGTTCGTCCACTGTTTGCATTACTGTCATATTAAATCCTTTGTTTGCGTGCCTGACCCTGTGGGCTAGGACCTATGCCGTGCGCCCAACGCTGTGGGGGCTGGTATTCTACTTCTCGTCTCACTGGCCACACATAATCAAAATAATAACGTGCGGCATCTGTAAGGTGATCATAGCCTGAATCCTTGTCTGGCTGGCTGGTGCCTGACTTGTAATTGTGTCGTTCCAAACACTCTATCAATCTTCTACACTTGGGGTCAACAAAGAATCGTCGTTGACCACTTGCTGAACACAGCATACTATTTACAGCGTTGACTCCATCACGAACTGGGTTGTGGGCTGAGGGAGCCTTGACAGTGAAGCCGGCGTTTTGTAGGATTGACAGATCCGTGGCACCACCTGCTGATGTTTTGCGTTGTCGTGATGCTGGGTCAGGATAGCACCAGATTCTGCTGCGGTCACTTCGTGGATACCGTTGCAGAAGTTCCGCCACCATTTCTTGTGTGTTACTAGAATACATTTCGATCTCATCAATGGCCCAGACATCATCACCCTTTCGTGCAAACACCACAGCACTCATGGGATCAATATTGAAGTCCATGCCCACTGCAATCAGTTGTGGCACTGCGCCTGTCCAAGGCTTCACATTGTGCATACGGTCAAAACTATACCACACACGGTTGCCGGCTGTGATAAAGTTGGCTTCGAACTCCTGTTGGAATGTGCGTTCATCCAACAAGGCACGTGCTTCTGCTACTTCACTGGGCGAAACAAATCCGCCTTGCAGTGTGGTAAACTGCCATGAGGCCCAATGGTCGGGATCCTCCTGGGGCATCTGATATAGGTCATAACTCCAGTTGCCTATGCCCTTGGGTGTGCCACAGAACAAGGCATGGCCCTGTGTGTCGGCCAGTGTGGGTCTCAGGACTTCGTAAAAGGCTTCCGGATCAATGTCCGCAAATTCGTCCATGACAAGAAAATTGATAGCGCGACCGCGCAGGCTGTCAGCGTTCTCAGCACCTTTGAGGCTGATCTCTGAACCATTTCTAAGATATATTGTAAGTTCGCTTTCATTGCATCGCTCCGTCCAGTTTAGGTCTTGTAGTCTATGTTTGAGTTTGCGCCAAACAATGCCCTTGGCCATTCTATAACTGGGGGCAACATACCATACAGTTTGATTGGGTGGGGCGGCATAACGTGCCATTTCTCTAATGGCCAAAGTGGTCTTGCCAAAGCGTCGACCAGTAATTAGCGTTCTAAATCTATGTGAGTCTTGAGCCACCTGGGCCTGTGCGGCACTGAGACTCATAGGTCTTTGTCAGACCAGGGCAAGGCACGTGGTAGATCCACTGTGTGCTGTTCTTCAGGACGGCCAATGATTCTGTCCCACACAGCCACAAAACTTTGAGCATCGCCTGAATCTCTAGCCCGCACCAGTTGTGCCCAGGCAGCGTTGTGCAGTTCAGTGACCCATTGTGTTTGGTATTGCTCCACCACGGTCTTCATGGCCTGCTTCATGCTCTTGCGTTTGGCACGTGCTTCCATATGAGCCGTGCGTTGTTCTTCTGTGAGAGTTTTCAGCCAGTCCGCATAGGGACTTGAGCCAGGTTCCCAGCGATGCACTTTGAGATGGTTGGCCCTGGTGGGCTTTTTTTCTAATCCCACGGGTTAATCCTCTTGCTCAACTGCTAGGATACGTTCAGTTTCTAGTGGTGTGAGATGCACACGACCCGTGTAATTTGCCCAGGGATCAGGTATCACTACGGCAGCGGCCTGGATGTATTCCCGGCACTGATCACGTAGATCTTCTAGTTCTTCAACGGTCCAAAGTTTTTGTTGATTCATCAACCATATTTACCACCTTGATAGTTGCGCGGTGGGTTTTGGCTGGTTTTGTGTCAGGAAACTCCAGGGCAATGGCCTGCAAGATAACGTCCAAGGCTGCTTCACGACCGTGTGTTCTGGCCAGGCGTTGTATGATACTTTGTATTCTCAATCGTTCCATAAGTTTATTTAGGTCCATTATGCTACAACCTCTTGCACTGAGTCCATTTCGTCAAAGAATGCATCCACTGTGCTCTCCAGTTCAGGATTGAGTTGATGTTCAGCACACCACGTGAGCCATATGCTTTCTCTTGTGTCAAAATCCAACAAGCGATACTGATACCAAGACAAGGGCCAGGTTCTTTTTGTGGCATGCAAGGTGGGCTCTGCTGGCAGTTTTTTCTTTGTGGGTTGCACCTTGCCTTCCGCAATCTTTTGATATTGCGCAGGCTGTGTTTCGCAACGATTCATTATGGTGCTTTTGTCCACACCATGTGCTCTGGCGGCAGCGGCTGCACCACTGAAGTGTCCCAAGGGGGTGCGGTATGTGTAAAGTTTAGGCATCAAGTTCTTTCAAAAGGGTGGTGGGCACGTCAGGGTCGCCCACCGTCGACCTGGAAGCGATAAATGTCACTAAATCGCCCTGACTATTCGTTTCACAACAACGAGTTTTCTTTTAGATACACACGCATTTCACCCATGGCCTGTTTGTAGGCTTCATAATGGCGGTTTTCTCTTTCTCGCAATGCTTTCAATTCTTCCGTGGTAAAGCGATAAGCAGAAAGATCAATATCAAAATACTGTTCAGCCCAGTCAAGACTTTCTGGATCTTCACGATTGATCGTCACACTGTTATCGCAATCATCTGGATCAAGCATGAGAATCTGCAACCAGCGTGGACCATAATCTGCTATGGTTGCCAACACAACTTCTCGTTCTGTGCCTTCGTGTTCATAATTTGATTCGCCGCCACCATATTCTGCCAGTTTGGAAACATACAAAGTCCAATCAATAATTTGTGTCATATTATCCTCTTCAAGTGTGGTTGATAAGTGTGGTTGATAAGTGTTCATTTTGGATTGTCCATTTGGTTGTAGACACGCTGTAGCAGTGCCTGTTGAGCACACTTCCAAACAGCAGCCTGGGGATTGGGATTGTCACTGTCCAAGCGGGTCATCTGAACAATGCGTTCAAGATCTGCCAGCACTGCTTGTCCGTTCACACTGTCAAACAATTCACGGTAATTGGGTTTCATTTGGAGTCCTTTGCGATGTAGTAATAATTGGCACTGTCAGTGCTGAGCCATTTGGTGAGTTTGCCACCAGCATTGACCACACCTGCTTGAATCAAGCCTTGCACAGCAGCCTGCTTGCTGGCAAACTGACCATACGGTGTTTGTATGGGCTTGCACTTGCTTTGTCTATTGCGTTCACATACTTCTGGTGACATCTTGCGGCCTAGACTGCTTTTTCGCAAGCCAGCCAAGTGCAGCAGTTGTTGGAAAATGCTTTGGGCAAATCGCTCTTGTTCAGTCCACGGGCGTCCAGGACGAGTGCGATTGAGTTTGCGGCCCTTTCTCTTTTGTGCATTTGCACGAATGCGTTGCAAATGAGTGTCACTGAGTCGGCGTCCTCGGTAGGCTTCACTGCGTTGCTTTCTGGCTTGGGGATTGGCAGCCCACCACGCCAGCAATATTTGGCTGTGGCGTTCACGATACTGTTCTGGATAGTGCCACTGCAGGTGCAGTGATTCAGTGCCCTGTGCTGCCTTGCACTGCTTTGGCACAGGTGCTGGCACTGACGTCAGCGTGGCATCCAACCAACTCAGATCGTCGTCACCAAAGTTGTAGTTGTCAGTCATGATCACACCTTCAAAAAAGGAGCACAGTTGGCTTGCCAATCTGTGGGATCTGCATTGATCTCAGCCGCAATCTTTTGGGGCAAACGCAGATCCAAGGTGTTGATTTCATCCAAGTTTTGCAACAAGAACTTCAACAATGCCAGTTTCTGATCTGCTGTGATTGCAGTGCGTGTGTCTCTGGCCAGATAGTCGTGATGCACAACCATGTTGAACACCTGTGCAAACTTGCGTTCACGAGTGTGCCAGCCCATGGGCCAGTTGGTGGTGCGACTGTGGATAGCCGCCATGTGCTGAGCACGACGACCCTGGCGCCCTGTGTTCATGGGGATGTTGCTACAAATGATCAGGGTGCCATTGTAGACAAAGTTTGTGACCACACTGCCAGCAATGATGGGTTCGCGACTGCTCTCATAACTCACACGACGGTTGTCTGGGTCAGTGGCAGCCTTGACAAAACTCAAGCCCATCTCGTTCTGAAACACATCATCACAGTCGTCCAGCACCAGCACCTGTCCCCGGCGACGATACAGATACAACAGCGTGAACAACTGCAAAGGCGTGATGTGGCCTTTCACAATCTTGTAGTCCTCGCCTTCTGTCAAGCCTGCGGTGTCCAAGGCTTGTGCTACCACAAAACTCTTGCCCAGGCCTGGGGGACCTTGCAGGATAGCGTTCTTGTGTGTGCCGTTCAGCACCTTGCTCACAAACTTTTCTGTGCGTGTTTGGTATGCTTGCACATCAGCAATCTGTTCTACCAGTGCTGGTGTGAAGATGGGATCAGCAATGATCTCTGAATAATGATCAATACTGCTGGGGATGTTTGCTTGTTTCATACAGGTTCCTTTGAGTTCAGTTAAGTTAAATTATGAACTGCTTTTTGCAGTTCATGTTGGTAGTATAGCACAATATCCATTTGTGGTCAACCACTTAGTGCATGGCCTGAAAATACACAGTGTTAACCACAGCACCTTCTGTCATCACAGTCAGCACCACACGACTTTGAGCACCAATCACCATCACAATGCGAGTGCCGGGTATGGTGCAATACCAAGATTCAACAGCACCATTTTTGGGGCATGTGTAGCGTTTGTGTAGTCGGAATGCTGTGCTAATGTTCACTTCGTCCCTTGTGGTAATATCAGTTTTAAGGCGTTGTTGCATGCGTTGTGCGGCATGGTAACTGAATAATACTTTCATCTGGTGCTCCTGTTCGTTTCGTTTCGTTTCGTTTTATGGGCTGTTTTTTGATCCCATACAAGTATTATAGCAAAAGACCCATTATTGGTCAAACAAAAACCCTACTGTGTGTAGGGTTGTTGTTTCTACGCAACAACTGATTCCATACGAACAGCATAGGCTCGCAGTGTGATAATGGCAGCCAGCACTTCTGGGGGAAGTTCTTGCTCAACCATTTGCTGGCTGTCATCATCTGTGGTCAGCACAAAATCAGCGTCAGACACATCAATCATCATATCATAATCGTTTTTGACACGAAACAACATAGTAATACCTTTCAAGTCAGAACCAAAATGCGGTGTGCTTTTTGCAGTTCATATGAGTAGTATAGCAGAACACCCATTTTGGGTCAATGTAGCACAAAGTATTACATTATGCTGTAGGGTTTTGGTGTAATACTTGAGTATTACCTGGCAGGCCAGTCCAGCACCCAGTCATCCCCGTGGTGTGGCAGTGTGATCATGCCCCAGGACAGCAACAGATCTCTGGCACGATACTGCCCACCAAATATGCCATGCGGTTTTTGTTCCACACAGATCCTTGTGCGACAGCCACGAATGGTTTGTTCTGCTCCCAGTAACACTTCATATTCATAACCTTCACAGTCCACCTTGATGTAGTCCACATCATCAAACTCATAGTCATCCAAGCGACGGATCTCAGTAGTGCCTTGTGTGCTGGCAGCATCCACGTGTGTGTGACCAGCGTTGTTGCTCACACGAATCATTTCAGTGGTGCCTGTGCGATTGCCCAGAGCCACAGGTTCAACTGTGAGATTTGTTGCAGTGACATTTGCCAGCAAACATTGTCTGAATTCTTCAATGGGCTCAAATGCCGTGACCTGATCAAATTCAGCACAAAGGTCACGTGCCCACAAGCCCACATTGGCGCCAATGTCAATGGCGCGACGGCGGCGGTGCGCGGCAAGACCAAACAAACTTCTGTTGCGTGATCTAACTTGATAACCTGGTATGCCCACGGATCGTGATTGTCTTGCCATCACGTCTGGGAGATGCATTTCGTCGTCGGGAAACTGCCAACCTTGAGATAATTTCATTTTATTGTGGCCTTTCTAGGTCCTTTGTGATGACGAAAATGGCCAGCAAGATCGCTGTGTCCAAATGGATCGTCAGTGCGTGGTGTGCGCAAGATGTTTTGCATAGGTGTGTGAGTTGCTTGCCGCACATGGTCCCATACAAAAGCATCGTGCCATTGTTCAATGTCAAATATTCTTTGGCTGAGATAAATCTCTTCTAGTGCGTTGATGAATGGTCTGGTGCCTGCGTGTGAGAGGTTATAGGCAATCCAGCCTGTTTCGGCATACATGAATGGCAGACGATTCAGGAACGTGGCCACATGATCTGCTGACGGCATGACTGCTTGCCAAGCCTCTGGAGTCCAGGCCTGAGTCTGCACCACATCTGCGTCCAGCCAAATCACATAGTCTGCTGAACTGTTTCTAATGGCATGTATCTGTGCCTGCACCTTCCAACTGAATCTCACACATTGATGATGCAGTCTCACACTTTCACGTGGGGCTGCCTCTGCTCGCCACCGATCCCAACGCACATCCTGCCAGTCCTGATCTGCTTCCCAGTATATTCTGGGTTGATGTTGCCAACCAGGTATGCTTCGTTGAGCATACTTTGCCCACAAGTCAGGATTGCAACTGGTGATTACCTCATAACGCATTGCACTGCCCTTTCTGTGTCTAAACTAGAATATGTAGTGGCAGCCCAGGTGCAGGCTGCTGTTTGCACCTGATCCAGGCTGGGTATTCTCACATGATGATCTCGTTCCCATTCTTGAAATGGTGTGCCACAACCCAGGGTGGGATCTTGTCCCCAAATCACAGCCGGGCGTCCGGCCAAAACGGCATCTATGGCACTCACACTGTGTGCAGTGATCACTCCACGATATTCAGCCATCATGTGAATCACACGTGGCACAGTGCCATTGGCTCTTAAACGTCGGATGGGCTTGGGTCTCACATGATAATCCTCGTTGCCCAGGGCATCCTGGATCAAGGTGCGCCATTCACTCAGTGTGGTGTTATACCAGTAGCGCAAGATTTCATCTCTGGGTTCACACACCAACCAAGGCAGGTCTGGTCTAGACTCAACAGCACGCCAACCACCCCACACTTGATCAAAGTCTTGTCCGGCTTTTCTGCGATAGTAGGTGTTGATTCTATCGTAGTCTTGGGGTCCACCCAGTTGTTCAGGCACAAAACAACAGTTGGCCTGTCCTGTCTGACGCACCAGGCGTAGCCAAGTTTTTTGATTGCCAGGGTTGATGGGATTGTCAAAAATCATTTCTGAGAACAAGGGATTGTCCGTGAACACATCACAAGGATTGTGACGCAGTTGCATGCCGCCATACACAGTGTAGCGTCCGACTTTAAACTTGTGATTCACTGGTGCGCTTTCTCCAACCACGACGCATGAATCCTTGATTCATGGCATGCTGACCACGTGTGATGATTTGAATGTTGTCGGGATTCCAACTGGCCTCATGATCACAGCGTGTCAAGCAAACATTGTCACGCATGCGTCCTCTTTGATGCCAGGCGTCCGCCCAGGCTGCTTGATATTGATCAAACTCTATTTCCCACACTTCGCCACGATAGTTGGCTTGGTTTCGTGCCTGTATGAATGCTCTGTATTGATCATGTGTGAGTTGATCTGGACCAGTGCACCAGGTGTGTGGTCTGGGTCCTGTGCCACGTCCTGTTTGACCTTTGATCATGCAAACAACTCCTGAAATCTACCACCAGGTGACTCTGCTGCAATGCTGGCTTCGGCCAGGGCCAAGGCCTCTGCGTGATCTTGACATCTATACACAATGTCTGCACGACAGTCTGCTGATATCACAGGTGTGCCTTCACGTGTGGTTCGCTTGGTGAGTTTGAGTCCTGCATACACACCCCAAGGTGATTCGTGATTCACCACGTGATCCCAACCTGACTTCTTGAAGTTGGTGTAAGTGGCATCCACTGTCATTTCGCCAATGTGATTGTCTATCAAGTTTTGAAATGTCAGTCTCCAGAATCTCACGCCATTGCGTCCTGGTCGTTGTTCTATGTCTATCAAAATATATTGGTCAGTCATTGTGGTTGTGTCCTCGTGTTGTATTTAGTAAATGTCTAGTCATACCTCGAGATTCAGAGATGTCTTGACAGACATCTATTCGCCTGCGCACTTCGTGCTTGGCTCATTGATTGCATCTCAAAAGAAAGAGAGGTCCAACTAGGCGAGTCAAAAGAGGCCACGAAGTGGCTTTTGACTTGACTGGGACGGCGGCACAGCCGCTGGCCCTGTTGTGTAGTGAAGTGATTCAAAATATCAAGTGTCATTGTTTTTACTCAAAAGGAATACCTGCCAAAAAAATGACAAAGTCCAGGAACAGGTTTGTTTATCGCGACTGGAAAGAACAACTGTTCTTTTGCTTGACCAGGTGACGTCACCGTCACAGCGTTTATTCCCTTGGCCTGTTCAGCCTTGTGTTGTGATCCAAACAAGAGGTCTCACTTTCTTGTTTTACCACACAACACATTGTGTAGATATTGCTTACCTTCAGTATATTGTGATACCTACTACACAACGGGAGGGCCAGGTTGAGCCCCAACTTGTTTTGCTATTGTGTGTTCAATGATTTCATAATCTGCCTTGCAAGTTGCCTGTGATGAAAGTTTTCTAAGTGTGTTGAGATCTAGTGATTGTAATCTGATGCCTGTGTGTTTGCCTGAGATGATTGTGTCTGCTTGAATCATTCGCGTGTTGCGTTCACTCCGCCCGGAAAAGGCTGGCGAGTGTCCAGTTCTACGCAAGTATTCTTGCCAGGTATGATGAGATTTAATTTTGCTGCCTGTTTGTTTTGCCATTTTGTTTATTTAG